TTGTTTAGAGTTTCTGAGAAAAAGCCTTTTAGATCGCCTAACATCTTCGCAAAATCAGGTTCATCAACCTTATCTTCTGATACTTCGGCTGCTTTTTCCAGAGTCTCGGCAGGAACGTCTTCTGCTACTGCTTCTTCTGCAGGAGCCTCAACTGGAGCTGCATCTTCTGCAACTACTGCTGTATCTTCAACGGCTACTTCAACTGCTGCATCAACTGCAACATCTTCAGCAACTACGTTTTCTGTATTGTCTGACATTTCATTACCTCCTTCTGCGTTTGCCTGTTTTGCAATTGTTTGTGTTTCAGGCAACGTAAATCTTGAGTGCTTGTACGCATCAAGAATCTTATCAATCTCTTTTGCTTTATTAACATCCGAACTCTCAACCCAACCAATTAGTTGTGCTGGCTTACCAGAAACTGGTGAGTCATATGTTTTCTCTGTTGAGATAAAAACAGAGTCACTGTCTTCACAGTAAAAAATATTTTCAGTTACAACGCCTACCGCTATACCTTTTGCAATGTATTGCCCATTTACTTTCTGAATAGAAAGAATGTTACAAAGTTCATTTGCTGGCGAATCTACTATTGAAAGTTCAATTAATTCGTAGTCCTTTATAAATCTTACAGTTTTGCCATTTGCTTTGTTGACTTCATTATCTGATTCAAGAATCTTCCCACCAATTGAAAATCCTGAAAGAGTTCCGTCTAAAACTTTTTCCCAGGTGTCCTGAGCGCCTTTTGAAATGTATGCATCAACATAAACCCCATTGTAAAATTCTTTTGACTTTGGATCATAATAAGTTTCTGGTCTGAATGAAACCATCTTGCCTACTGCATTCGATCCATGCATCTCACGAATGTTGCCTCTAAAATTCTCAAAAGCTTTAAGACTTGATTCTGCTGTTACAACATCGCTTGTTTGATCAACATTGTCTAGGGTTGCAAATCCAGAAACGGTCCTCTTTTCACGGTTAACTTTAGTGAAAGGAACAGACAAATTAATGTCATTGCCATGGCTAGTCCATAAAGACTTTTCAATATTCATATGCTTAATTTTAGCGACTTATAGATAAAAAGGCAAATAACAGTTGAGTAGAGTTAGTCAACCTGTCTACCGTCGCCCTTTGCATTTCTGCCTTCTCCCGATTTATCGGGTGCAGTTGCTTGGCGATCTTGAGATCTTTGTCTGGTATTTCCAGCTACGGCTGCTTGCTCAGATGCGGCTGGGCCTTTAAGTTCAACTACTACATCCCCACCATCTAAAGGAATCATACCTTTTCTAATTCTAACTTCATTAGGGGTAATTACTTGCATTCTTAAATATCTCTCATCAATTTTAGATTGAGTATCTTCATCTGTAAGAGTTAATTCATTAAATTTAAGGGTTAAAGCATCTGTCTTTTCCTCAAATATTTTATTTAATTTTTTCTCTAAAATCATTTGTGCTGGACGACATACTTGCTCTTTAAATGTTTTATCTGCATCACGGGCTACCGCTAAATTAACTCCCTCTGGAGTTCCAATTTTATTAATTGGCACACGGTGAGCTAGAAGTATTTCATCTCTATTTGATTTACGATAAACATTAAATGAAGATTCCTGTGGATTTGCCTCCACGGGTTCCATTTTAAATTCAGTCTTTGAGTCTGGAGTATCCCCTGGAAGTGGAATATATAGGGATCTATGATTTTTTCCTTTTAGTCCAACTTGGAAAAATTCAAGTAATTTTCTTTCTGACTCTGGAGAAAGCTTGGCTCCCTTTACTGTAATAATATATCTTGGAACCGCTTTGTTTTCAAAGTAATCTAGGTTATATCTTCCAGATAATTCATTACCAGCCAGGGATACTTGGGCCGCAATAATATCTGCCACCCCGTAGTAATTATTCATTGGAGTATATTTCTTTAAATGGATAATTTCGTTTGGACGATCTTCTTGTCCCGCAATTGGATTTTCTGTTTCCGTATCTCCAAAATTGCTAAAGTATACAGCCTTACCGTATAGCAGTTGAATAAAGCCATCTCTTAATCTACGCACACGCATTGTCTTTGCTGGGATATGGCCAATGTAACCAATGTTTCCTGCTGTAGTTCTGCCTATTTCAATATAGCCATTACCTGTTGCTTCGTAGTCTGTGAATACCTTAATTAATGTTTGAGTAAATGTATCCTCATCATTTGTTGTATCAAGCCATGAGTGTAGATCTTGTCTTAATTTGCTAAGCTTTCTACGTGCTCTTTCAAGAGACTTATCATCTGTAATTGAATCAAATGCATCATTTGTTTTCTTTGTTTCTACAAAATCATATCCTAGCCCAACAATGTTAGCAACCTTTGCATTAATTGCTGCATAGTTATATGTTGAGATTTCATATACCTTTGAAAGATATTCTAAGTTATATGGTGGCTCTACTAAATCGAACATAGCATAGCCTGTAATGGCCTGTGCTAATAAATTCTGTTGTGTTCCAATTCCATCTACACCTGTAAATGCTTTTGAAAATTCTCTGTTCATTTTGCGCTTAAATGATGATCCAAGACCTCTTACTTTTTTAAGATCTTCAAGGCCTGCTGCAAATGGATCATTGCTGATTTCGTCTTTTTTTAAAGAAAACCAGTCCGCGTTATTTGAAATATTAATTATGTTTTCTGAGTTATCTTCATCAAGAAATTCTACGCTCATCTTAACCCCTTTAGCTTTTTCATTTCGTCTTTATAGTTTCCAATATCTAATGGGTCTGGAACTAATCCCCAATCAAGTCTTTGTTTTTGATGCTGGAATTCTTCATCGTCAATCTTCCTTCTTCCAGAAAGAAACTTAGGCCCGCCCTCGTATATACCAAATGAGCGAACTTCTCTAGCCAAAGCATCGACTTTGGATCTATTGCCTTTTTTGGACGTGACTGAAAGAAAATTCCCATCATCGTCTCCAATCCATCTACCGTCAGGCATCTCCCAGACATATATCCCTAGGGTGCTCTCTTCATCAAGAACTTTAGTATTTATACGGTTAATATCCATAGTATTTTATTTTACCATTATTCTGTGCCTATGTCCAGCTTTTTGTCATGACTTATGACAAAACTAAATACTTTGTAACACTATCCAGTCGTTATTGTACGCTTTAAAAGGTTTTTCTGTCAAAGATATGGACGGATCTAAAATAGAAATAAAAGCTTTTCCTATATATAGTCCGTAATGTGTGTTCACAGATTGTTGAGTTAGGTATCCTGGATATACAGCAATATTATTATATAGAGAGGTTGGGCCCCCAGATACTAAGTAGTTGAACTGAATGCTACCTAAAATTGGTGTAGTGAAGTTAATTACAATATGATGAATTTCTTCTTCTACTAAGAATGAGCTTATATTGGTTGCAGATGTTCTATCTACCCCATTTACATAGATTGATAGAATATTTGCCTTTGAAACCGTTCCTGAGCCGTTCCAGGCGTACTTTGTTTCTGGCAACCCCGAACCCGCTGGAAGATAGATTAAGGTGTTAGAAGCGCTTGTAGAGGGTGTAAATAGCATTTCTACAGCATTGACAGAAGATGTAGCGGATAAGTTAAACCCAGAGCCAGATTTAGTTCTAATTCCATTATCATAGTGTCTTGAAAGAACTGGATAATTTAAAGATCCAATATAATATTCAGTTGGAGATGATATTTTATATCCAAAATTATCTGCATAAATATCTTTATTTGTATAAAAACTTACCGCAAAATAAGCAAGTCTTGGCAGGTATTTACTAGCGTCTGAAGTTGTCATTGTTATCTTTAAATAAACTAATCCTGTTGAGCTAAATGAATCTTTTGTATATTGAGGTAATGGCATTCCATTAGTACAGCTTTGCCATGATATTCCGTCCACACTTGATTCAACAGATATATTTAAATCATTTCTCCACTCAACTTTTGAAGTTACATAAGGAATGCCGCTTGGAACCATAAAAAAATCTTGCATGATAAATGTTTTAGAAACAGAAGTATCTGTTTTATAAAATGAAATATATCCTGCTGCTTCATCATAATAAGTATTTGCATCAAGGAACTCAGTCCATTTTCTATTTATTGGATATGAGTATTGAAATTGCGCTCTAATAGAAGCATCTGTTCCAGAAAAAAGAATACCTTCATCTGGTGCTACAATTTGTATTGCAGAGGATGAAACGCTACCAGCATTAAAATGACTTAATATTGATTGTGGTGAAATTGCATATCTATATATAGCAGGAGCATCTAATATAAATGTATCTGATGCAATTGATGTTGGTCCAGATGTAAAAGAAATCAATGTATTTGTAAATTTAAATTTTGAATTTAAAGACTTTGTGGCAACTAGTCTTGAATCAACATATAATGAAATTGAAGAAATAGAATAAACTCCAACAATATGCATTGATCTTTTTGAATAAGTTACAGGATATCTAATTTCATCGTCTTGAGATACGTTAAATACAATATCCCCATTATCCCAATACAGGCCAATTTTATTAGAATTATCTGCAAACAATATTGTTTTTGTGTTAGATTCAATTGATTGATTAATCCAGCACTCTAAGCTAAAATCATTATCGGAAGAATATTTTGTAGCCATTCCTGGGGTTGATGTATTTGTGTAATAGTTATTGGTTATTGGAAAAGTTATATAGGCTGAGTTTGTAATCTTTGTTCCTGAGCCGCCCCCTGGAACAAGAGGTAAAATGTTTGTAGCAGGAGAACCAGTGTATGATCCATTATTATTGCATCCAGAATAATCTAAGGCTGTATTACTACTTGATGATTCATCAAGCATCCAGAACCCAATAGGGTTATCTTTTACAACCTTTAATTTATATGACATTACTCTCCGTTATTTAATAAAGCTAATTCATAGAATTCTATATTCTTTTTTAGCCTATCATGATTATTTAACTCTAATGCAATTTTACCATGAACTAATGCCGCATCATATAGCCCTAGATTATAGCTTGCTAATGCTAATAAATCATGAGGTTTCCAGCCCCAAGCTTCTGCCTCACAAAAATATCCTAAAAACTTTTCTTTTATATTTAAAGCAAGTTCCGAATATTCTTTTACCTTGTCCCAGTCTTTTATGTCATAAAAATGTTGAGCAAGATCTACAAAAGGCTCTCTTCTTTCTGGACATTCTGTAATAGCTGATTTAAGCCAGTACTCTTTTTCATCTGGTTGACACTTTGCAATATATCTCATTGACTCACATCTTTCTGGTTTCCAGAAAGCAGACGGCAAAGATATATGCCTTTTAAATTCAGCTGCCGCTTCTTCATATCTTCCATAAAAGAATAGCTCTCTGGCATAGTAATGTGCACATCTATCGCTAGCTGGATCTTCTTGTGCAGCCATTTGTAAAAGCGGAAGATATTGTCCTCTTGATTTATTGTTATCTGGATAATGTAATATTTTTATATCTACATTTTCTCTAACCTCATCTATGCCATAAAATGAAACAGATTCATGTATTGGATATTTCCATCTATGTCCATGTCTCGAGTGCATTCTTAATGCATCAAATTCAACACCTGGATTTCCATTTTCATCAAATGAAGTAACTAATCTATGTATAGGTCTTGTTGTATTAGGGTTTATTTTTTCTAGTTTTTCTCTCCAGTTTTCAGAAAGAACTTCATCCATATCTAATGATATGCAGTAATCAATATCTGCTGGAATTAATGATAGGGCAGCATTTCTAGCATCATCAAATCGCCAGGGGGCCACTGATATATCATAAATATTTATACCAAGTTTTGATGCTAATTCTTTTGTTTTATCTGTAGAGCCTGTATCTGCAATTAATAAATAGTCAGCATCTTTTGCAGACTCATACCAACGCTTAACAAACTGCTCTTCATTTAAAGCAATTGTATATACTGCTATTTTCATTTATTTCCTGACTTTTAATTAGCCGATTATGTTAATAGTACCTGTCATTGCAGCATGGAATTGACAAATATAGTATAACGTATTTGGTGCAGTTGCGTCAACAGTAAATGTAATTCCACCAACTGCTGTTCCATTTCCTGTAACTCCAGTATCATAAGAACTTGCAGTTCCTGTTACTTGAGCTGTTTTAATATAAAATGGATGACCAGTAGCATTTACTGTAAAAAAGTAAGTTTTTCCTCTTACTAATGTTAAAGTCTTACTTGCCGTTCCATCAATAGTGTAGCTTCCAGAACCAACATTTGTTACTTGATAATTTTCAATTATTGTTAATCCAGTTGCACCTGTAGCACCGCCAGAAGGGCCAGTTGCTCCAGTTGGTCCAGTTGGTCCCTGTAGTCCAGATCCTGTTGCTCCTGTTGCTCCTGTTGCTCCTGTTGCTCCTGTTGATCCTGCTGATCCAGTGGGTCCTGTGGGACCTTGAATACTTGATCCATTTGCTCCTGTAGGGCCTGTAGCCCCTGTAGCACCTGTAGAACCTACTCCTGTAGGGCCTGTAGCACCTGTAGGGCCTACAATACTTCCAACATTTGTCCAAGCTGAGCCTGTCCATACATAGAGCTCTCCATTAACTAAATAACCATCGCCAAGTGTTCCTGTTGGTCTTGCTGTTGTAAGGGCTGCTTGTGATGCATATGACCCTAATATTCTAACTGAAGTTCCATCTGCTCCAGCAGCACCTGTTGCACCTGTTATTCCAATACCAGTTGGTCCTGTTGGGCCTGCTACTGTGCTTGCTGCACCTGTAGGACCTGTTGCGCCAGCAGCACCTGTTGGGCCTTGCTTAAGAGTGAAATTTAAAACAAGATCTGTAGATGTTCCAGAATTTGTGATTAAAGGAGAACCAGTTGGTCCTGTAGAAGTAATTGTGCCTAAAGTTATTGTTGTTGGTCCAGCAGGACCAGTAGGTCCAGTTATTCCTTGTTTTAAAATAAAATCAAGTAATGCTGCAGTTGTTGTTCCAACATTTGTAACAGAAGGAGTTCCTGTAGGTCCAGTTGATGTGATTGTTCCAATTGCAATTGTAGCCGCAGAGCCTGTTGGGCCTGTTGCGCCTGTAGGTCCTTGCTGTAAAACAAAATCAAATACTCCCGCTGTTCCAGAACCAGAATTTGTTACAGTAGTTGTACCTGCTGGTCCTGTAGACGATACAGTGCCAACTGCAATGGTTGCTGGGCCAGTTGCTCCAGTTGGTCCTTGAAATTGTCCTGCATCCAACCAGGCTGTGCCATCCCAAACATACAAATGCAAATCAGTTAATGCAATCCATGAATCTCCCGATGTGTTTCCTGTAGATGGAAGTGCTGCAACATTTGCTTTTGTTCCTTTAATATTGATAGATCTTCCAGCAGCACCAGTAGGGCCAGTTCCGCCTGTTGGGCCAGTTCCGCCTGTTGATCCCGTTGCTCCCGTAGAACCTTTATATGATCCTGCATTTGAAAATGATGTTCCATTCCAAACATACATTTGTTGAGTGTCTACTACTAAATATGTTGCACCTAAAAATGCAGTTGCTGGCAATGCTGCAACATTTGCAACAGTGCCTTGTAATGTTAAAGACGTTCCAGTTGCTCCAGTTGATCCAGTTGATCCAGTTGGTCCTGTTGGTCCTGTTGCGCCAGTGGGTCCTGCTGCTCCATTTGATCCTGATGTACCAGATGTTCCTGGATTTCCAGTTACAGCAAACACCCAGCTTGAATATGTTCCAGTTCCATTTGTTGCATCAACCGATACAGTTATGCTTACATTTTTTACAACTTGAGTAATAATACCTTCAACATATGTTGTTAAAGCTAGTGGATTAATTACACGTACACGTTGTCCTGCTGTATATGCTCCGCTATTATTTACATAAAATACTTTTGATCCTGTTCCAATAAGATTTGTTGTTAATGAAGTTACATCTGAATACCCCGCACCTGATGCACCCGTAGTTCCGCCAGTTGTTCCTTCAGAAGCCAATGTCCCAGAAAGATCTACTCCAGATATAGTTAATGAATAGCAATTTGGTGTTGTTGTAACTGCTGCAATTGATTCTCCAGCATTTAATATTAATGAGTGTTCTAGTTTAAGAGTTGTATTATTATTTACATTTACATTTCCATAAAGTGAATATGCATCTAGGCTTGATCTATTTATATTATATAGATTGATTACAGAGTCACCATTTGATCCCAAAAGAAATAAGCTAAATGGCAATGTTGAGCTACTAAAGTTTGTTACAGTAAACTCTTTAATAATTATTGTAGATACAGCCGTGTATATTTTGGCTGGAGATGCTGGGATTAATGTTGGTCCTGCAAATCTAATCGGAGCGTATGTCATACCTTAAATCCCCCTTAGACTATAGACCATTTAGATATTAGATCTTTTTCAACAGTTTCATACTCTGAGAATTGCAAAGCTCTATTATAAATTAAAAATTCTCCAATTTTAAAGTTTCCATAAGATGAAACATATCTTCCAATTGCTTGTCCCGTCATTGAAGCTACTGATCCTCCTGCAACAGAACGTGAAACTTCAACTCTATTTCTTCTTACAGTTCTTTCATTTGTTGAAGAGTCAAAAACAATTGTGTAAATTTCTGTTGTTCCTGAAGCGGCAGCTGTAACAATAGATCCTTGATCATCATTATAAAAACCAGTTCTATGTGTATTGGCTGCTAAGTTTCCTGCAAAAAAGTTTGTTCTAGTTCCTGTATTTGTTCCACCAAAAATCCATGTATTAGCATTTGCTGGTTTTGATGCAACATAAATAACTGTAAATGAACGAGATGCTATGTATGCTAAAGTTTGATCTGAAAATGTCATAAAATCATCTGAGCCATCAAACTGAAGGGCTCCAAGTCCACCAAGGCCAGATGCTAAGAATAGAGGCTTGTTAGTTTGTGTTGCCTGCACCATGTGTCGTTGTTGTCCAGATTTGTCTGTCCATTGAGAACAAAAATTAGAGCCATCTCTAACTACTGTTCCAGGGAGGGCGGCGTCAAGGTGTAAGCTTAAACCTACTGTTGTAAATCTAGCTCTACGAAAATTTGAACGCTGATTAGGTAACAATTACTTTTCCTCTGTTCCACCATAAACCACAGGCTTTGTAGGCCATGTAACTTCTGATACATTTGAATATTCTTTTAATAAATTAAGTTTTTCTCTATATGCTACCCAAGCTTTTTTATCTTTTGCAGATAAATCTGATTTAGTCTCAAGTCCTTCTGTAGATATTAATTCAAAGTTGATATGCGCCAGCAAGATATCTTTTTGATCATCTTCAGAAATTGGTTGCACTTCAACATTATAAACCTTTTTGCTTTTAATGTATGGTGCACATGGAACTAGCTTTTCAGTATTTGAGTCATATTCTAAATCAGTTATAACTGGATATACATCATTATTTTTTAAAAAGTCTCCATAGTCGCCGTTAGCTGGAAATGAAGTATTGGGAAATAATATTGTTATTTCACCAACATTGATAATTTCTTTATCCTTAACTATTGCGTACATGGATTCCCCTTTTAATTATTATACGTATAAATCAGCGAATGCGTATCCGCCATAGACAGTTGTTCCGCCGTCTCTTGTGTAGAAGTTTAACAATGTTGTGTTTGTTGATAAAAGTGGTGCTACGTTTGCAGCTCCGCCGCCGTCCCACTTTATAGATCCTGGCCATGTGATAGTATACGATCCACCAGATTTAATTTCAAGTTGCCAGAAGGCTCCTTTAGCTGTTGCTGGTAAATTAGTAAATGCTACTGTCATGTTACCATTTGCAATTACTTTAAATACACCAGCTGTTGATATATCGCATGTTGCTGTTCCTCCAGCTGTTTTTGTTCCCAAATCAGTATACTGTACAGGAATATTAAAGTATGTATACCCTTGACCATTAATTGGTGCTTGAAGGTATGTGTATGTCCACAAAGATGGTGTAACAGCTTGTGGGGTCATTGATACTGGCATTTTATTCTCCTTTTATTTCTTTAATTATTAAGCTTTTACCCAATAGGTAATCTTGCAGATTCCTGAACCGCCAGTGTTTGCTGCTCCACCGCCGCCGCCTGATCCTGAGTTTGGTTGAGCATTTGTTCCTGCAGAACCAGTGTAGTCTGCTTGTCCTTGGCCTCCGCCATTAGATCCACTACCACTTGATCCTCTTGCTGATCCACCGCCGCCGCCTGCAAGACCGTAAAGTCCAGAACCGCCACGACCTCCGTGTGATCTATATCCTGAGTCATTTGAGTTAGCGGAACCTGGCCCACCACCTGATGATCCTTCTGATGAGTTTCTTGATCCACCAAAGTATCCAGAGTATCCTCCAGAGTTAGGGTACTGTGTATCAGCTTCTTGTCCAGCTCCACCTGCTCCGCCGCCACCGCCGCCGCCGCCCCATGAATTTTGCCATTCACCTTGACCGCCACCGCCTGAGCCAATTCCTGTTCTATCGTTAGCCCCTGGTCCGTTTGAACCTGATTGTCCGTTACCTTGTGTTGACCCTCCGCCGTATGCAATCATATAAAACGGTTGTCCTGAAGTTCCAAATGTTGAGTTTCCACCTTGGTTATTACAGGTTCCACCTGATGCAATACCAATTGAAATTCCTGAACCTATTGCAACAGAAGAAATATCAAGAGTTCTTCTTAACAGTTGTCCTGCACCTCCGCCACCATGATCGGTTGATCCAGCTGTGCATCCGCCGCCTCCGCCGCCGCCAACCAATGTTACCTGTACTTGTGGTGCACTATTTGCTGGACGAGTCCATGACCCACCGCTTAAAATTGAAACTTCATAAGCATTATAAAAACCTGAAAGGTTTGCTGCAATTAACGGAATTGCAATAGATGTTGAAAGTGTTGTTGCTGAAGATTGAATTGCTGCATCAAGTCCTGGTACATAAATTTGATTAATTGTTCCGTATGTTGCCATTATGGTTTTACCTCGATTTCAAGAGCATTGTTTGATACTTCATGCCCTGGTTTTGGTCTTACTGATTCTGGTGCTTTAAATTTATTATCTTCTAATGTCCACATAATTCCTGGTTGTGGATTATAATCTGTAATATCAATTCTATCTAATCCAGATAAATCTGGATGTGAAGCAATATAATCTTCTTCAGCAACAATTACGTTTCCAATAATATTATTTACTACTATAGCCCAAGTTCTTGACATTAGTTTTCACCTACCATTGGAGCAGTATCTGGCTGTACAATTGGAGAATCTGCTACTGGTTCAACTAAAGGTACAAGATTTTCTACAACAACTGTTGAAATAAATGGAGCAGATTTTGTCCATACTTGTGTTTCTTTATTATATGTCCAATCTGGTCCTGGCTTATCATCATAGTCCCAGTCTGTGTAATCAAAATGTAAAAGATCTTTTAAATCTTCATTTTCAGCAATTGCTTCTGGTCCAACTAGATGCAATATGTTATGTACTGTTCCATCCTCATTAATAAATATGTAATCTCTCATAATTATGCCTTAACGTAGTATGTAATAATAGCTACGCCAGAACCTCCCCTTGCACCGTTTCCACCAGTGTGATTATTGCCGCCTCCGCCTGATCCTGTTCCGTTCATGCCTTGTCCACCAGTGTTATCTGTTGTTTGTGAGCCTCCTGCTCCGCCACCACAAGATCCTCCACCACCTGCGCCGCCGCCGCCACCGCCGCCGCCTGCAATTCCATATTCGCCGTCTCCACCTGGGCCACCAACTCCAATCCATGAAGTCCAGTTATGCGATGCACCCGATCCTCCACCAGATGCTCCAGGTCCAAATCCGTATCCACCCATACGACCAGATGATCCAACTCCATTTGTTGTTGTTGTACATCTTGCTGGCCCGCCTCCCATTCTTGCGCCGCCTCCGCCGCCTCCGCCGCCGTAAGATTGTCCAAAGTTAGATCCGCCTCCACCGCCAGAACCGCCGCCGTTTTGATTACTATAACCCGCTCCCATGCTTCCGCTATTTCCATTATTTCCATTATTTTCTGGATAGCCTCCGCCGCCGCCGCCATATGCAATTAAGTAAAATGAATTTCCATTAGCGCCAAAAGTAGAATTACCACCGTTGTTTCCGTTTGAGTTTCCACCTACTGCTGCTCCACCATCACCGATAGTAATTGGAATGGTTCCTCCAATAGGGATTGCAGAAATATCTAACCATCTTTCAACAAGTTGTCCTGCACCTCCGCCACCAGATCCGCTATGGCTCCATGAAACACCACAACCACCCGCTCCTCCGCCACCAACAAGAACTAATTTAATTACTGGCCCTGTATTTGCTGGACGTGTCCAGGTACCAGAGCTATAAACTCTAGCCTCTATAGGCATATACATTGAGCTTACTCCACCTGCTGCAATTGCTTGTGCGGTAATACCAGTTTGTAGACCTGCTGTTACGGCAGCATCAATTGTTGTTGTAAGTCCTGGTAAATATATAGAGGACGTGCTATTGGATGATGGCATTTTTTACTACTCCTTTAAATTAAGATGATGTTATTTTTACGCCTGAGATAAACATTGTAACTGATGAAGCGTTTGAAGCTTTTACAAGAATGCTCTCTGCGGTGTTAAGAACTTGCTTAATGTCTAATGTCATAAATGTTTGTGGTGGAAGGCTTACCTGATAAGCCAAAAATGTTCCTGCCATTTTAACATCAAATGTCTGTGCTGCAAGTGTTATATTCATTACTGTAATAGATGTGATTACATCTGTTTCTGCTGCTGGAACTGTCCAAACTCCTACTTCTGAAGCTGTAAGCGTTCCTGCATAAAAACGTGCTGGTAAACTGACTGTTGTTGGCATTTTATATTACTCCCATATTCTGATAAATTGTAAAGTTGTTTAACTCATTTGCAACTGCTGCTACTTGGGTTGCTCCTGCTGCAGCCACTGCTGCTACTTGTGTACTTCCTGCTCCAGCTACTGTTGTTGTAGCGGCTGTTACTGCAGTTGAGATATCATTAAGTTTTGTAGTTGTAGCTGCCAAAACATCGTTGACTCCCAAAAGATTTCCCATTGATTCAATAGCCTTGGCTAGATAAATCAATTCTTGTGCTCCAAGTGTGGAACCGCTAAGGGCTGTGACTTTAGTTTTAAATAAGTCTACTTGAGCTGTTAAACTTGCATAATCTGGCATGTTGTATCTCCTATACCTAAAAGTATATCATAAATCTTTATTGCTAAGGACAGTACTATTGCCTTTGCTTAACCCATTATACCCCACTGGCATTTTCAAAGCCAGCGGGATAAGGGTCAATTATAGGCCAGTTGTATAGGTCTGAACAACTGCAACTAAGAATACAAAGAACACAACCCCAGCCAAAACAGTATAATAGTCTTTAAAGGTTGACCCAAACATTCTCTTGCCAATTATCATACATTTATGCATTGGAGAAAGAATGTATCCAGCCCAATTTGCGGCAAAGAGTATTGGCAAAGAAGCTGCTCCAAATATTGGAAGGGAAATTGATAGGACCCCAGCAAATTTACCGCTGCTGCCAAGTATGAATGATAGAACAAAAGATCCTAAAAGGACTAGAATAAGTAGTCCTGATTTATGAGCTGAATCTACAATTTGTGAGAAATACTCTTTGTGATATCCAACAAAATTGCCTGCCATTAAAAGCCCTGTGACAATTGCTAAAGTTACAATATTTTCTTTAATAATTTTTTTTGTATCTAGTGTATGCTTTTCTCTTTGACTACGAATAACAATATCCACGTCGTCTTCTTTAACTACAACAAAAATATAATATAGTACACATATTAATAAGGTTGCAAGAAGAGGCCATACTGATCCAACAAATGATGCATAGGAAATGTTAAGTGCTGCCATTGGAAGAATTACTGTTTTTTCTAATGGTGACCAAAAATAGAAATGGTGGGTAGCTAAATAATCAATTACCCCATATTTTTTTCTTCTATCATCTTGTGGAGCCATTGTATTTAAAACTCCAGCCGATATTACTACTCTTCCATTAATTGGAAGCACTCCCGAAATTGCGGAGGTTAAAGCAATTACTGCTCTTTTAGATTTTACAATTTTTGCAATAAATGAATAAAATGGCTGAAACACATCATACTTACGTGCATAATATGAAAGGGTCATTACGGTCCCAAGCATTAGAACATAGTACCATTCTTCAAGCAATATACTTAGACTAGGCATTATTTTTCCACCACTACTATATAAAGTCCATTCCACCACTCGGTGTCTGACTCAAGTGCATTTAACACTTTTTTACTATACAATATTTTTAATCCTGATTCAATTATTCCTTTATAGGCACCTTGCACTACTTCCGTCCAATTTGCATCATCAAATATTAAAATAGAATGTTTAGCAAATACTGGTGAGTAATACTTTACAGCATTTTTTGTAGACTCAAGATCATGGGGTCCATCATAAAAAAATAGGTCGATATCTGAAATGTTTTTTACGTTTACTTTAAACATATCTGAGTTAGATATAAATACTTTATTATGTCCTTTGTATGGGGCTATATTATTTTTAAACTCTTCTAATGAATTAGTGCTTGGTGTATCCCAACCTTCTTTTACGGCTTGTGGGGCTTCCTGCCATGTGTCTACAAAATATGCATGTAGGTTGTTGCCCTTTAACGCCGCAGCGGCTGTAGCGCCCTGGTATGAACCAATTTCAAGGTATCCAGCAGAAGACTTAGCTAAACTATTAATTAATGACTGAACTCTAGTAGAGGTTAGTCCTGGTATATCAATTTCAATTGAACTATTTACAGAATCAACTAATTCTTTTGCAACAACAGCAACTTTTGGATTAATATGCTTACCGTATTTAGCAGCCATGATTTTATCGCAGTATCCGCAATCCCAGCAATCAAACTTACAATTTTTAATTTTGTTGCGCCAGATGGCAATTGGCTTGTCTATTAAATTAGTTTCTTCAATAAAATCATTAAAACTATCAAATAAAATTTCTTCGTTATTTGCATATCTCTTAATTATTTCCATTGTTTCTTTTAAGCGGACATGGGATTCTCTTCCATGCATCTTAATAACATCAATTCCAAGGTCATCAATAAATTCTTGCCAGTCTTCTCTCCAGGGTGGAAAATTGGCTGTCTTTAAAGATACCGCAAAATCTTCATGATCCCATTTTGGGCAAGAAACCCTGCTTATAGGGTCATTAAAATACTGAGGTCCGTCTGTGCGGGTATTGTTGAATTGATAGTGCTCATCCATCATTATGCAGCCGCCATAGCATCCTTCGTTGGCAAGCAGAGATATCTTTATCCCAAATTGAGCCTTTGCCTTTTTAAAACGTTTTAACTTTTCATGATCACGCATTAGATCACGGTCAAGGTTAATGTAATCAAATCCAGCTTTTGCTAGGTGCTCAATATCTCTTGGCTCTGAAACATTTCTAAGAATAGTATTTTTTACAAATAGATCTGGAAATGCTTTTTTAATTTGTCCTGTTGCCATCCAATGAGTGTGTGGTATTGTGGCAGATTTAATTCCCATTTCATATATTGGTAAAAAGCTTTTAATAAAAAGATCTAGGTTTTTTTGGTCTGGTCTAACCTCTGTATTATTAAATACTGCTGAAGCAATCACCCCTGTCTCTTGCTGGATATGTAATGCAAGATCAATTAAATAGTCGTGATCTTCTTTGCCGCCTTGAAATATATCGCCCATGGCATCTTGATTGAATGGGGCTACCCTGCAAGTAAAATAAAAATCGTATATAAATGCTTTATATTTTTTTAAAAAAGAAATAAAATCATTTAATTGATTTTCGTTAAGCTTGGGATTTAGCGGTACACTAAACATTTTTCCTACAAATCTATTTTGGCTAGGGCCTCGGGAATATGAGCAATTCCGAATCTATTAGATATTAGTATACCAGTCTCATGCCAGTCTTGGCAAGACTTTATTTCTGCAATTATTTTGTTTTTGTCATTTGTTAGGTGCTCTTCAGATTTCCAGTCGGGGCCTCTTAGTTCTTCAGGAGTAAATTTTGAAATCAAAGTCTTATTATAATAATATTTGTTTAACAGAAAATACATTACTGCTTTATGAAAAAGGCAACCGTTTTCTTTATCCTTCTCAGATAAAGTATACTTAAACTTGTCTTTATGTGGCTTTAGTAAAGATATATCTAATTGATCATAAGAGTTAGTATTTTCTCTGACGCTAATTTCTCCTTTATACTTCCCTGCAAATTTCCAGGCATAGGCTACATCTTGCGACACAAATATTGAGTCTGGAATTTTTATATATGGTATTAGGCTTTCATCTATTTCCCCTACCATAACATTACCCCATGACCCTACTTCTTTTATATGTGGAGCATTATCTTCTGTGCTAAATAAAAAATATATCATTAAACTTCTTCCCAAAGACCGTTTTCTGAGTCAGATAATTCTAATCTCTTTCTAGTTTCTATTTGAAGGACATCTAAATGTTTGTTAGTTTCAATTGCTTTAGTTACTGCAGTTTCTAGGGCTATTTCTCTAATCTCTTTTGGTAGCTGATCAATTGCTTCCATATTTCCGCCATTTACTCTTCCGTAAAACATTAAATCATAAGCTGCCTGTGCCCCAAGCCTGATTCCCCAAAGCTCTGCTTCAAGTCTTTCTTCTTCTTCATAATTCCCAATGATATCCATAATCTGACGACCATCTGGAAGTTTTCCCTCTTCAGAATTATTAAATTTCTCAATTAACATCATATACTTATCTCGTTCTTCGTATACTAAGCTAACTCCATTTTTTTGATTTAAAAGAGTTCTTTCTTTTTCTTTAATATTAAGTTCATGAATTTTTATTTCTATAGGAGAAGTGCTAAAACTAATTCTTTCTTTTTCTAGTTCAATTTCTAGCTTAACTCTTTCTATTTTAAGCTCTTGCTCTACAATCATTGTTTCTCTTGACCCAAGCTCTAAAAGAAGCTGTCTTAATTTTCCAAAAGGAGTAAATTGTGATCCACCAACAAAATTATCTATTTTGAATGTTGGAGTGCCCCAGTGTCTATTTGTAGCGTAAAGAAGAATATCTTTTTGTGATTTTGTGTAATTAGAAACATCCGATGTTATATCGTTTATGTATCTCATTTTATTTCCTATCTATTATGATCGGTATGCCGATTGGGCAGAACTTCTGCCTGGAACTCCCTTAGACTGCATTCCTGATCCGCCTTCGTATCCGCTGTCTGTTGCGTAATTAAATCTCCAAGACCTATTATTTTGCTCTCCATTGTAGTTTCCGAGCATGTACTGTTGGTTTTGGCCCATATCAAAATCTTCTTCTCCGCAATTTCCAATAGGCTTTGTTACGGTACCCACGTTTGTTTCTGTAACAACATTAAATCTTCTTAGATTGTATCCGCCAGAGTAGTTGCCTTCATTTCCTGCATAGACATAAGTTAGCTTTGAAGAAATTGCTTTTTGTTGTCCGTGTACACCATTGCATGGAGAGTTAGCTTGAGTTTCTGTTGCAAATGTTAATCTAACTCCATTATCATCTCCATAATGATATCCATACTTCTCGTGATAAAAAGCTGACATTGTTTGGCTATTATTTCCATAAGCAGCACCTAAAGAGCTCATCCAAGACTGTGTTGTAAAATTAAATTTCATAATTGCTGCAGATCCATCTGCTGGTTTTCCATAAGCATATAGTTGTTCTTGATGCATAAGTGTTCCTGCATTTCCTACGTTATAAGGAGAGCTGGGGCCAACAATAGATGAGTTTGTTCTCATGTTATATTTATTTGTTTGAGTGCCTGTTCCGCCAACAGTATTGTTTGCTTTAAGAACATAGGCAAATGTATCATCACACATCCCGCCTGGATAGGAGGTACTATTATTTAAAGGAGATCCTAAATCAATTGTTGTATCGGTTGAATGCGTAACTTCATTAACACTTGACCAAGGCTGACTATTTCTGTAACCCGCAAGTACGTAACCCTTTGTAATAATTTGTCTTAGAAAAAAAGATTTTGCTCCTGCTTGAGTAGCATATCTGGCTGGCGGAAACGGCATTAGATCTCTACTTTATATCTTAGAGTAACCGATTCAATATCAAGTGATGGCCAAGTAATGTTAAATGGATCTGCTTGATTTGTTAAATCTCTTAAAGCTTTTCTATATTCAACTATCTTTTTTTGATCTGTTGCTGAAAATGAATTAAATAGGTCTGATGTCATAAGATAATCTGTTGCGTTTAAAGTATTATCTCTGTGATATCTAACTTCACTTTTTCTTGATTCTTTTGCTGCTGTTTTTTCTCCAGCTGAAAGTTTAACAGCTGAGTATTGACCCACAACTGATGTTCCATTAAATGCTCTAGTAAATTCTAATTTTTCAGATGCTTTGTCAAACTCTGGCAAAACATTGTTATCTTCAATAACATACCAATTATCAAATCCTTCTAAAGATGATTGAGTAATTGTTGCTGGAAAATGTGTTGATGGATAAAGCTCTCTTAACGAAGCCTCATCTATAACTTGAGTAATTTTATTGTCTATAACTTGTGCGTACATTATCTTGAATCCTTCATTGCTAGAGTTCCACGCCAGTTAGTTCCATTATCGTAAGTGATAAATGTTATAACATCAATTCCCCCTGATGTTAAGGCTGGTGCTGTTGCTGATGGGTATCTTCCATTTGCAAATGTTATTGTGTATGATCCGCCACCATTTAGTTGTAAAGAAAAGCCTACAACTCCAGTTGATGGACAGTTTGTAATTGTAAAAGTGGTATTTGCATTTACTGTTGCTGTAAAATCATTTGATAAAGAAAGATCTAGATTTACTGCACCGCTTACTGTGCCTAGATCACGTCTTCCAGTTTTATAAGTTTGAAGATCAATGCCTGTTTTAACACTGGTATCTGCAAGTATGTCGCTTAAGTTTGCCATTATGCTCTTGTCCACCCTCTTGTTGCATCTACATAGATTAGTCTTATATAAGAACCATTTACGTTATATACAAGATTTTGTGCAACTCCCTGTATATTTTGTGAATTTCTTGCAATTGTAAAGTTAGTTGTTGCTGCAGTTCCTAAAGCATCTACAAATTCAACTGTGTACCCCAGGGTAGGATTTAGTGGCAATGTTATTACTAAACCAGATGTAGCTGCTTGAACCATTAATCTATCATTATTAGAAGCTGTATATGTTGATGTAATAATTTTCCACGAGGACGGAACTGTTGATAAAGACGACTGGAGACCAGAAACCGTAGATTGAAGTGTTGTATATTGAGCCCCATTTGTAGAAACAAATCCTTCAATATTGGTAACTTTACCCTGAAGTGTTGTTATATTTGATTCTGCTGTTGTTAATCTTGTACCATTAGTGCTTGTATTAAATGCTGTAATTGCCGCATCTCTTGTAGAATTAATAGTTGCCTGCCCATCAACAACAGAATTATTTACATCTGCTACCCCAAGTGTGTTAGACATTGAGTTTAATGCTGCTCCTACTAATTGAAGATCATTTGCAGTCAATGACCCACTATTCATTAAAGTAGTTGCAGCTGTTTTAAACTGTGTTATTTGAGTACTTAGTGATGAATAGTCTGGCATTTTTTACGCCTGCGCTTCTGTCCATGATAGAGTAGCTGAAATATTAGCCGCTGATGAACCAAGGTTGGTTGCAAGAATTGTCAAAATATCTGGAGCATTTGGAAAACCTGGACAAGCCGTACTTCCATCTCCATTTAGAATTGAGTTTCCTAAGTCACGAGCCTTTATAAGATCTACACGAGTAACTGAGTAGTTAGTACCACCAGCGTTATCTGTGTAGAATGCAAACACACGGTCACCTCCAGAAACTGTATTTGTAGGAGAGAGAACTGGGGAACCTGTTGTTCCTGTTCCATCGTGATAAATAATTTGAGCTAGTGATCCTGAACCTACTCTGTTATTTGCCCATGCATCTGGAATTGATACACCGTTAAGTGACTGTGCATTCAAAATTCCTTCAATCAAGAACTGTCCCTGAGAAAGAACGTTAATGTTAAAGAGTTTTAGCTGCATGTTATTTGATAGTTCACGAAGACCAAAGTTACGCCCTGTACCATTATCTACAGAAGGTGCCACTCTAAGAGAAATTAGAGGACGTGCCTGCTGTGTAGCACCAAATGTTTGAACAATTGCACCGTTAGGGTTAACTGACTGTGATGCTTCGTCTGCCTGTGCAACTGCATATGAAATTGTATTTGAACCTACAGAGCTTATAAGGAATGTCCCGTTAAAATAACTTGATGTAAGCGCTGCTCCAGTTGCTGACTGGAATGGAATATTTACTGATGATTTTGTATAAAGAATTGTTGTAGAGGTAGTTCCAGTAATTGTATATGTTCCATTAAATACTGAATCTACTCCAGAAATTGTAACTGTTTGACCAGCTCTGTGCTTGTGGGCAACAGATGTTGTCAAGCTTGCTGTATTTGATGTAAGCTGCTTATATGTAATTACTGAAATATCATCTACACCTGATATTGTTGCATTATATCCTGCAAGCAATGAGTGAGGTGCTGAAGTTGTAATTGTTGCAACTCCTGATGTTCTTACTCTTGAAACAATAGTTGCTGAAACCGATCCAGAACCACCGACCTGCAAATAACGCTGCATACCAGCCGTAAAGATAAAGGAAGCATCATCATCAAAGCCTCCATCCATAATTACTGAAGATCCCCAGTGGCTCATTACAGGAGCACATTCTTGAGAAATAACTTGTACTGAAACCTGAGCAGAACCTGAACCTCCAGGAATTGTTGCATCTGGTCTAAATGTTGCAGATACATATGTTCCGTTAAGGCTATACGCTGCACCTGAATAATATGTTAAGTATGGCTGTCTACGAATTAAATTCATAGCCCATCCCTTTGCTGTTTGATTATATGCTCCAATAGATGTGTATTTTGCAATTTCTACATAGTTTTCATCTTGAATTCTAATATAACCATTTGCTGGCCAGTAATCAACATTGTCAACATACATAACTGTATCTTGTGGAAGAAGATTTGAGCCTCTTACTGCCGTTCCGCCTGCTACTAGCTTTGAAAACTTTGTTGGCTCGTTAATTGCTTCGTATCTAGCAGGCAAGTTACCTGATCTTTGATATGCTGCAAAATTATTATTATTATTTGAAATTTCATGAACCCAAGTAATCTTACCGCCTTGACCTCTGAAACCATATCTAATTGTTCCAGCTCCATACCATGAGTAATCAATGTATGTCATCTGCATTTTTGATGGGTCAAACTTATGTCCCGAAGCACCAGTTCCATCAAATTTATCAAGAATCCATTGTGATTGTGGAATTTTAATAATTTGTACTTTACGAGCTTTAACTGATGACTGAGATGCTCCACGATAAGCTGGTGCAATTGTCATAGAGGTATCTGATGCAATTTGAATAACTCTATAAGTTTGTCCACGAATCACAATCTTATCTCCTGAAACTAATTGCTTTCTAAATATTGTACCCGTTCCAGTGATGGTTGAATTATATTTAATTACTGCAATATCTCCTCTGAGCGTATTAGTAGCCCATTGACGACAGCAATAAACTCCTTGTCCATCATATTCAAAAAAGAATCCGTCTTGTTCTGAATAAAGGCCTGCTCTTGTTGAAGCACCCTTCCAAATGTATGCTGTACAGAATACATTGACTCCACCTGGAATTTGATCAATTGCTGATAGTGTATTTGTAAATACCACGTTATATTTAAATGTTGTTTGATCAATAACAGCTGTCACAAGATAAATGCCATTAAATGGATTATATGATCCTGAAACTTCTACGCCATCAATCTTTACATACGCACCTGGTTGTAAGTTGTGAGAAGAATTTGTTGTTACTGTAATATCTGTTGAGCCTGGAACAATTCCATTAGCTGCAATATATTCTACTTGAAAAGTTGGTGTAAATTTTGTACCTGTTGAAAATTGAATTGATTTACCTGACTGATATCTAAAATATCTACGTGTTTGACGCATTGTTTGTGTTCCGCAAACGTTATTTCCTGTTGAAAGAATAACTCCACCATCATGTGGTCTATGGTTTACATAACCTTCTGGTTTAGCATAAACGGCTTGGTCTGTTGTATTAATTGGATTGTTTATTTGACTTGCCGCTAAAAATGACATTGAGTTTGGTGTATCTACTGTATCAATAAAGAAACCACCATTAAAATTGCTTCCTTCTTTTGCTGTAATAAGAATTGGTGTACCTGGAAGAAGTCCGTGTGGCTTTGGTGACACAATTGTAATTCTTGAAGGAGATGCTTGATCTGATACTGCAGCAAATGCTCCTAAGTTTCCAACAATTCCACCCATGATGTGAGCATTATCAAAAACGCCTCCACCATAGATAGATGTTAGTGTTCCGTCTAGAATACTTCCTGTAACAATACCTTTTGCTGTATATGTAAAAGTAGTAGATGATGTTGGAGTAACTAAAAATGTTCCGTCTGCAGCATCACTTGTTGTTTCTTGAACAGAAATAACATCTCCTGCGCTGAGTCCGTGTGGGCTATTACATGTTCCAGTAATTGTTGAAAATCTAGACGATGTAGTTGTTCCATTTCCTGTTAACAACTGAAGATCTAATGCATTTCCTCCAGATGATCTTCCATAGAATCCTGGGTAATTTTGAATCATTGTAAGTGTTTCCCACTTAGAGTTCTGAATACCATATTCAAAGTCAGTATCAATAAGAGACTTAGGGTTAGCTGTGCGAAGCTTTCCTACTGCATCCACCATAAATTCGGCTGGCTCAAAACTTTCATTTGTTGCATCATAAACAATTTGGAAAGTATCTGTTGATGACATTGATGATGTACCATATTTTAATACAAGAGTTGTAGATCCATGTGCGGTATCTGTGAGTGTGGTTGAATCATTATTAATTGTATGGCTATAGAGTCCAAGAGAAGGGTCGGCAAAATTATAAACAATCTTATTAGATGTTGTGTTGGTAATCAACAACAGCTTTTCCCGACGAATAATTTGAGGGATTGTTAGTGTGCCTGTAGCTGGTACAAATACAAGATTTGTTAAACTTAAAATTTTTCTTGCCATAGTTTTTTTCTCCTAGAAAATCATGCTTGTTGCTAAAAGTGTTGCATTGTTTTGTGACATATTTGTTAAGAATTGGTACTTTGGATAGTATACACCAAGATTGAGTATTTGGTCTGCTTCCCATGCTGCTAATTGTTTTAGTACGTTATTTACTGCTGTTTCTCCCGCTGGTCCTGTTGCACCAGTTGGGCCTGCGATACCTTGTGAACCCGTTGCTCCTGCTGTGCCTCGTAAGTTTCCTTGAAGTACCCATGTAGATGTTCCAGAATTATACTGAAAGTAATCTCCAGATGTTGTATTTAGATATGTATCTAAACCTAACTTACTTGCTGGATTTGATCCTGTTGGATTAGCAATTCCTGTATAAGTATAGGAACCTCTTTGTCCCGCCACGCCTTGTGCACCTGCTGATCCTGCTGCACCTGTTGGTCCTGCTGGAATTTGAAAATTAAATATTGCAGCTGATGAACTTCCACCATTTGTAACTGCTGCTGAAGTTCCTGCTGCAACAGTTGATACTGTTCCTACAGAAATAGTTGCTGCAGAACCTGTAGGTCCTGTTGCACCTTGGGGTCCTGGTCTTGAACCAGCGACGGTAACCCATGAAGTACCGTTCCATCTTTTTAATGACATTTTATGACCCTCCTATCCTAAATTATACCAGAATGCTTATTCAAATCCCATCCAGGTTAAGGCCTTTAAATCTTCAAATACTGTTGAGTTTGAAGAAATAATAGTATTTATATTTGATGAAGTTACTATTGCTAACCATTGACCCTGACTTCTTACATAGGCCAATCCAGTTGCGGCATCCGAAGCAACAAATCCATTTGCAGCGTTTGCTGGAAAATCTGCAACTGTAGCATAGTTAGTAAATGATAAATCTTTATAATAGCTTGGAGATTCATTTTCATTTAAATCAACCCATAGCTGAACATTAGCTGGATTAGGAGCGGTTGTATTAAATTCTACAATTGCTCCATCATATTCGTCTGTATCAATCCAAAGCTCTCCCGCGTATGAAGGCGTTGTTGGTTCATTAGCACTATAAATTAATTCTTGAATTGGTTCTGCGTTATCTACCCAAAATTCATATTGAGCTGGATCTGGAGAAACTCCGCCTGTATAAAATTGATTAAATGGAGTATCAATATCATCAACATCAATCCAAAGATCTCCATTTGTTGTTGCGCCCGTTGGTGGCGCAATTAAACCAACAAAGAATGTACTTGGTGCAGCAGTAGCATCTGTTGGAATTAATGTTAACCCTCCACCGCCGCCTGAACCTTGAATATCTTGCCACAATAATCCATCCCAAACTTTTAATTTATCTAACGGTTTGTTGTAGTAAATTTGTCCATGTACTGGTGAAGATGGCGCTGCATCTAGTCCAATAATTACACCATTGGTATAAGTATTTTTTGATGTCCAAGTATTTGTTGTAGATAAAGAAAGATCTGATGCTACATACTGCCAAGATGATGTCGATGCTTGCCAAACTTTTAGTGCCCAGGTGTTTCCGCTTCTATACTCATCCGTATCAAACCAAAAAGTTCCATCTGCTGGTGATGTGGGTGCAGAAGCAGACATAATAGCTTTTGATGGAGGAATAATTGTTTCTAATATTAATTTATTAGCAGCATCATCATAGGTAGCTGTTATATTAGGGTTTAGCCCGTGTGTAAATAAAGGAGCTATATAATCCTGAGCTTCCTCTTGTGTTAATTGCGCTGTAACAGCAAGATTAATTTTATTTGCTACGTCATCATATGTGGCTGTTACGTTTGTATGTCCTGAATGTGTAAACAAAGCAGCAGCTGAATCTTGTGCAGCTTCTGTAAAACCTGGAAGATTTGCTGTTGTTATGTCAAAGTTTAATTTACCCGTAGGATCATCATAGGTTACAGAAAGTCCAGTAGGCTCTGTATTGCCAGATACCATTGCACCAGCAACATCTTGAATTCTTTCATCTGTGTCTGAAAGAGCAAGGTATGTTGTTGCTGCTGTTGCTGAAGAAAGCTTAGCATCAAGGGCTGTTTGAGTTGCCGTTGAAATTGGTTTATTTGCATCTGTTGTATTGTCTACATTAGACAACCCAACCATAGTTTTATCAATGCCTGAAACTGTACCTGTAAATGTTGGTGAAGCAATTGGTGCCTTTAAGTTATCGCTAGCAATTGTTGCATATGTACTTGCAGCAGTAGTTATATTTAATTTAGTAGCAAGGGCTGTTGTTATAGTTGTTGCAAAATTTGCATCATTTCCTAAAGCATCCGCTATTTCTTTTAATGTATCTAGTACTGCTGGGGCAGAATTAATTAAATTAGATATTGCTGTATTTACATATGTTTTATCTGCAATAACTGATGTATCTACTCCAACGGTTATTGTTTTAGAAAAAGAGTATAGAGTCCAAGAAGCATTTGTTGCTCCGCCTGGTGTTGGTGGATATCCTGGATTACTTGGATTACCTGATCTTATAAAATATGAACCTACAATGCCGTAAGGACTGCCAACTGGGATACTTACAACACTATTTAAAGCGTACGCAATTCCATTGTTATAATCGCCCATGTAATTTGCTGGAATTTCGTTATAAGTTTTTGTTATGCCATTTCCAGCAGTCAATGCTGTAGCAATTGCGCTTATAACTTCTTCGTTATCATAATTTGCACTTAAGTTTAGTTTTGCAGCCGTATCATCATATGAGACAGTTATATTATAGTGAGTTCCATCTGTAATTAATTTTGCTGCTACATCTTGAATCTTTTCGTCAAGGTTTAATTGAGAAGCAGGAACAAATCCGCTTGAATCAAGTTGTGCAACTCCATCTACATTTCCAAGTAGGGAGAGTGGAATATATGTTGTTGATGCTGTATTTGAAAGTCCAGAAACTGCTGTGTCTACATACTGTTTTGTTGCTATAACTGTAGTATCTACTGATATGGTTATTGTATTAGCTGCATCATTATATACTTTTGTAATTCCGCCGCCAGCAGTTAGGGATGTAGCAATTGCATCCATTACCTCTTCATCGCCATATGTAGCGGTTAAACTTAATGAGTTTGCAGCATCGTTATAATTAACTGTTATATTGCCATGTGTTCCTGCGGCCAATGCGGCAGCAATTGTATCTTGCGCCATCTCATTGGTATAAATCTTAGATATTAAATCTCGAACCTTATAATCTATAGTTGCTGGATTTGTAGAGTTATCAACACCAAGTTTGGCCTCTAGTGCCTCAATTGCATCATTGGCATTTGAGTGTTGATCGGCATGAGATACAAGCTGAACAGAATCAGTGCCTGTTGGATTTAACAGCTGATCTAAAGTAGTAGGGAATGTAATTGCCATATGTTATATTATACCCTCTGATTAGTTATAGTTCTTGCGGTTCCAGTACTTCTTTTTGTAGTAGCCGTCAGAACCTTTTGAGTGGCTTTTAATGTCAACTGTATAACGAGCTTCAAGTATTTTACTAATTTTCATAACCCAAGAATCTCTTTTGTATGGAAGCAGTTGAGCTATTGGAGTTCCTTTTGGAATAACCCCTTCAAAATCTTCTTTTAAAAAAAATGGAATGTTGCCAGATGGAACCCAACCATCGCTGTCAATAACTCCCGAAAGTGTTGTAAATGGTAGATCAAGTCTATTAAAGGGATGTGTTACAAGTACAGAATATCCTCTTGGAGCTTTCCACCCCCACTTTCCGCTCCAAACAAAATGATTTTGCATATGTCCTGGTGGTCTTGGTATAGTAGATCCACTTGAACCTTTTCTTTCATTTACCATTCTGCTAAAAATTTGATTATCTTTAAGGGCATGGTTATGCAAAGTTCTTTTTTTATTAGGCTCAAAAGAACCATCTTGTTTTATTTTTCCATCTTCAATAACAACAAAGCCATCTTCTCTTGATATTTTTAAGTCATCAATAGTTGTTAAGGCGTAGCCAGTCAGCATTACATCAAGAAATGGTACACATGTTTTTAATCCTGCAGACTTTTTATCATCATATACTTCTCCATCTTTATACCATTGAGGTATATGATTTTTTATAGGAGAAGGCTCAAGCATGTCTACCATATCTGGAGAGGCTACGAATTTAATTTTTTTCATTTATCCTCTTATGCTGGTGGTGTAAATGTTGTTCCGTCGTATGCCCAGTCGGTGCCTATTGCTACTTGTGAAATAAGCTCGCCTTCTACACGATCTGGAAATGTTATATCTGTAATGTCAACAATTGTTGGATTACTCAAAATAATAGCCCACATTCTTTCGTCTGTAGCTAAAGTCTGAACAACTTTACCATCAATAACATAAGCTAGCTTTTTAATGTTTTCTGGTGGCACTGCAACAGGAACATTTTGTGTGGCTAACCACTCTTCATATACTGTCATATTATTTCCTCCTCTATCTTTGTTTGTCCCCATTTTCCAATAGGGCATTCTGCGTTTGGTAGCTTTGTTTTTGCTATCATCAAGCATCCACATTTTTTGCACTGGCTAGTAGTTTTTATAAAAAAAGTACAACCTTTACAAATCTCAAGTCTTTGTTCTGCAGTTAATGTATCTACACGTCCTATTTTTTTATTATATAGGTCCCATGGCCTGGCTGGCCTTTCAAACGGATCAACCATTTTTATTCCATTCCTCTAGTGGAACTGGCTCTATTTCTTTAATTTCAAAAAAATCTTTTTCGTCTTCATTATATATCCAATTTTTTGAATTTAAATCTAATTTATTTTTTTGCTCATGATTAATTTCAATAAAAATTGGTCCCATTTTAAGCAAATTACCAAACTTTGGGTTTGTTGTCATAATGTCTTCTACTATCATAGATGTTGGGTCTAATATGGCAAGGTGCATTCCTAGCTTAGACTGATCTGGAATAAACTCATGATCTTTTGGAACCTTATACCCTATTTTTAAATTGTTTCTTAAATACTTATTGGCATGTGTTTTTATATATATACTAACATCTCTAAAATAGTCTTTAAGGCTTTGAATAAAGCTAAGTTTGTTATTCATTTAATTTACCCTAAATTCATCTATTGTATATCCTTGGCTTGCATTTGAAGCTCTTGAAATTATACCATGGTCTTTTGACTTTTGTCCAGTATTTACAGCAGTTAGATTTGATCCTATCTGTGAAGAATAATTAGTATCTGAATAGGCTTGAGCTGTAACATTATTGCCATCCGTAGTAACTTTAATTCCAGCAATCTGCGAAGATGAATTACTTGTTGAAGATACAACTGTTTCTGATCCATTTTCTTTTTTAATTAATTCTATTTTGTGCTGATCTGCACAGTTGCAATTATATGTATAAGATGAGGCACATCCACATGCTGCGCTAGGTCCATAGGAATACCCATCACAGTACTGGCACTGATTATAGGCTCCACATACAGTGCAAGAAGTATAACCTGTGCAAGTAAACTGTTCTGAATATCCTGTACAAACTTGACATGTTCCATATGTGCTGCACTGCAAGCATCCGCCATAACCTAAGCATGTAGAAACTGAACAAGTTCCATATGAGGAGCATGTTGTGCAAGTTCCATAAGCGTAACATAACGTCACTGCACAATTATAGTATTGACTACAAACAACTCCACCTTTGTATGAATTATAAGTATATGCTGCACAGCAAAATCTGCCGTAATATGTATAATATTGAGTACAACAAGTTGAGCTGGTGTATGCTTGGCAACATGTATAGTAATAATCTGAATATCCTGCTGCACAACAAACAACATAGGTATAAGCTGTACAGCATGTAGTTGTGCCGTATGAAGAACAGACTGTAACATATCCGTATGTATTACAGCATTGTGTTTGTGTATAAGAAGCACACCCACAGCTTGAGCTTGACCCATATGCATATGAACTACAATAAGAACAACTATTATATACACCGCAGGCAGAGCATGTTTGACAAATATTTGTTGTATTTTTTACTACTGCCCAATAATTTCCAGAGTCTGTAATCCAGAAAGCTGGACCTACTCCAGATGCTGGATTTTTTGCAGTTAATGTTGCATCTGTTGATGCAAAAGTTGTTGATATAAGTGCTCCAATTGCTGTTGATGTTCCTTTTCCAAGTGAAGTTGTCCAACCTGCAACAATATGCTTCCATTTTGCAGATGTTGATCCTGCATTTGTAAGATCTAGTCTACTAAAATTTTCTATAAGAGAAAGTAAAGCCTTTAATCTTGAAATAGTAGCTGAATGTAGTCTTCTGGATGACTTTGGCATTATGCAGTTGTATCTCCTGTAACTAACCAAGAATTAGCTGCTCTTTTTTCAAGCATTAGAGTACTCCATTGAACTCTTGACTTAAATCCAGAATCTGCTCCTACCATGGTTACAGCTGCATCTTTAGTTATGGTAATTTGACCAGTTCCAGTTTGTCTTACTTCAACCATAGATCCTATAGGCCACCCAGCATCTTGAGTATCATTTGGAATTGTAATTGTTATTGCAGCACTACATTCAAGCATCCGATTTTTATCAGTTGAAGAATTTATTGTTCGAGTTGCGGCAGAAACTGGAATATAAGAAATTAAAGCTTTTGTGTCATCTGAGGTATTGTCAACATTGCTAAGACCCACCATAGTTTTTGTAATACCTGATACGGTTCCTGTAAATGTTGGTCCTGCAAGATTTGCTTTTAAATCAAGTGCTGTTTGAGTAGCGGTAGAAATAGGTTTTCCAACATCTGTTGTATTATCTACATTGCCAAGCCCGACATGTGCTTTTGTAACTCCAGAAACTGTTCCCGTAAATGTTGGATCTGCTTTTGGAGCTTTAGTATTTACTAATGTTGTTAATGCTGCTGCCGCTGATTCATCAGCAGTTAATGCTGTTGCAATTTCACCTAATGTATCTAGTGTGCCTGGAGCTGAATTAATAAGATTATTTACTGCAGTTGATATTGCTGAATTTCTATCTGTAACCTCTGTAGAAATTGCAGTTGAAATAGCCGAATTTCTATTCGTTATTTCCGTTGAAATAGCTGAAGACACTTCTGAGTCTCTTGCAATTGTTGCTGAAATTTGTGAATCTGGAACAAATCCACTTGCATCAAGCTCTGCTACGCCATCAAAGTTACCTAAAAGGCTTAATGGAATATAGGTTGTTGAAGCAGTATTGCTTAATCCTGATACGGCTGTATCTACATAAGTTTTATTTGCAATTGTACTATCAACTGCTAATGTTATTGTGTTTGCAGCATCGTTATAAACTTTAGTAATTCCCGTGCCTGCTGTTAATGCCGACTCAACAGCATCTTGTGCCAACTCTGTAAATTCACTTGGAAGAACATTAATAAATGGAAGAGCTGACCATAAGCTTGTTCCATTACCAACTTTAATTTTATTTAATGTGGTATCTAGTCCTAGTTCGCCTGCGCCTAATATTTTTGTAGAACTAGCCCATTGTGCAGTTGTTGACCTTCTTATTTTTATTGTTACAAATGACATTATGCAACGCCGCCATCTAATGTGCCAGGATTTGGAACTTGATATGCTTCTACAGAATAAACTGCACCATCATATGTATGAATATGATCTAGCAAACCAGTTATTGCTCCTCCTACAGGAGACCAAATAGATCCATTATAGTATCTTAATTCTGTTGCAGCGGTATTATAATAAATGTCACCGATGCGTGGATTAGCTGGGTCTGTTGCTAAAGCTACTGCATGTAAGGGAACTAATCTTTGTACTGACATTTAAAACTCCCTTAACCAGTAATTACGACTCTGTATGCTCCACTTGCAGGTGCTGTTGCAAATCTCAATGTAATTGTATTTGCTGATGTACGCTCAACATCTGTTTCAACAGTTGCTCTAGATCCTGTTGCCTCAAATACATTTACTGCAACATCTGTTGTTCCTAAATTATGTGTTACAACTAAAGCTGTTAGTGTTGATGGATTAGCAAGATCTGCTGCATATTTTCTTGCAATTGAGTGATAGTTTGTTCCATCATTTGTTAGTCCCCATGTAGTTGCTGCTTGGCTTGAACCCGCTGCTTCTCTCCATAGTATTTCTACATCTGATGATGTTCCACGCTCTACTCTAATACCTGAATCTACTGTTGGTGTTCCTGTAAAGTCGGTATTAAGATTAATCTTATTATCAACAATATTTACTTGAGTAGTATTAACTGAGTTAATTGTTCCAGTTACATTTAAGTTTCCGCCAACTGTCAAGTTATTAGTAATTGTTACATCACTTGGTAATCCTACTGTGACAGATGCATTATGACCATTATTTGGAGAAACTGTTACTTGATTTGCAGTTCCTGCAATTGTTGCTACATAATCTCCAGTTGTTTGTGTGCTTAATGGGATTGAAATATCTTGTTCTGCTGCAGAAGTTAATTGTCCTTGTGCATTTACAGCTACTGTTAAGCTTTTATTTGAAGCTCCATATGTACCAGCTGTTACCGTAGTGTTTGCAATATTAATTGTTTCTGTATTTCCAGCATCATTATACGTTGCTGTAATTCCAGTTCCGCTTTGTACTAAAGCTCCAACAATATCTTGTACACGCTCAGCATTTACTGTTACTGCGCCTGATGTTACTGTAAAGTCTGTTGAATCAAATGAAGCAACACCCTTTTGAGATGAAGTTGCATTTTTTGCCGTAATTGTAATTGTATTATCTGTTACTGCTGTATCAATTGCACTATCGCCAGTTACTGTTAATGTATCTGTTAGAAGATTTACTGTATCTGTACCAGTTTCTCCTGCAATGCTGAGGACTGTTGCAACATTTGCTTCACCTGCGGCAGTTAAACGACCTTGTTGATCTACTGTAAATGTTGGAATCTTTGTTGTTGAACCATATGAGCCTGCTGTTACTGCGGTATCATTTAATTTAATTGATAGCGTTCCTGCTGGGTCATTGTATGTTGCTGTTAAACCTGTTCCGCCAGAAATTAATGCGCCAACTACGTCTTGAATGACCTCTGCAGATCCAGACATTGGCATCCATGGGCCGTTAGGAGAAGTGAGTCCATTGTAGTAATACATTGTATTGTTTGTAGTGTCATAGTAAACTTGACCTGCTACTGGGCTGGATGGTGCAGCACTTAAATTTTGAATTCGGGCATTGAGCAGCTCATTCTTGTTGAGGTCAATGTTGGTTACAAATAATCTTGCCATTTTTTATCTCCTTTAGGACAGATATGCTGTCCCTGAAAATGGTTGTGCCATCGTCAGTGTAATTTGGTTAATACTATTATAGTCTATTCCTGTTTCTAATATGTCGCCTGCAGAATTTTTTACAGTCACATTTGGGTTATATCCCAGATTGTGTGTTATTGGAAGGCTATATACTCCAGATACTGGACCTGTTATTTGAGTTAACATAAATGGATATGTAAGTGTTCCTGCTGTTAAAAGGTAACTTGTTGCTCCTACCCAAGTGAAATCTGAAGGTTTAGGGCCATAAAATCTTGTTGTGTTTTTATCATAATAAAAATCGCCTTCAAGGCCAAGGCTTTCTGCTGGAACCCCTAAGCCATTAAGTATAGTCTTTCCTCTTGGTCCTTGTGGGCCAGGGGAAGAAATTACTACATCATTTACAATTTCCGTTACTATTACTTTATCTGTCATATCGTAACCGATCTACTTAAAGCCAGAAAACCTTCAAGTAATTTTATTTTGTTTCCATTACTATCTGTCACCATAATGTCATAGGCTGATTTTGGATAAAATAATTTATTTGTTTGTGCTGCTGACATCTTAATTGTTAATTTACCAGCAGCTTGATCCATAGATATTCCATCTGATAAATTGGGTGTTGATAAAGTAAATGCTAATTTTGTTCCGCCTTTTGTATCACGTACTTGCATTTTTGCTGAGGCTCCAACTAGGCTTATTGGCAAATCTTGATTGTCTTTATATTCTACAACAAACGAAAATGTTGTATTTTGGTCTACTTCAAAATTTTTAACCGCTGACATTTTTACTCCTAGAATAGGAAAACTCCTGTACTAATTTTAGCACAGGAGCAGTCCTAATAATGAAATTACTTTGATTCTGAAACGAATCCGAATTCCTTATTACTTGGGCTTAGAGCCTTAAGAATAACTGGTGCCACTGCGGCAAACCCACCCATCAAAAGATCTCTTGGACTGGTATTGCCAGTCATATATAAAGCAATTGCTGCTGAAAGAAATGCACGAGCATAAGTTCCAAGCGCTGCTAAAATCTGTTCTGTCATAACAACTTTCCCATCTTTGTTTAAATCTGCTTTTGCAAATTTAGCCATTTTATCATCTCCTAACAGGACACGGTGCCCTGTAAATTTGGTTTTTAAACCAATACTATTCTACCACTAACCAGAAATATCTACAAGCTCGCAATTTCCGTCTGAGCTGCATGCCAGCGTGGCATTTGTAGAAGTTCCATCTTCTGTTTCATAAAAAGATAAATCTTCCCATCGGATATCTTTTGGCATCTTTTCAACAAGAGCATCATATTCTGCTTTATCTACTTCTTGATAAGGAGCCTGCTTATATGAATGATCTGAATGCGGAAGGAATGAAATTCCAGAAACCTCATCAAAATGCTTATACACCCAGGCACCAACTTCCATCCATTCATCTTCTTTTACAGAAACTGTAATTGATGGCTTGTGTTCACACCATGCACGTTGGTAAACCAACCAAATGTTTAAGTGCTCAATAGCGGTTAAATCATTTCTAACAATTGCACCTTCTGGTGCTTTTACTGGAAATGAAAATACGTATGTATCGTTTGGTTTCATAACATCATCTTCTACTGGAATTCCAACTTCCTTTAAAAATGTAGAGATTGGATCTCCTTTTGCCCCACGCACTGTACGAATATAATATGGAGAATGCCAAGCATGCATTCCTGAAGATACCCCGACCAATTGAGATACTGTTCCTGATGGCTTTACACATGTAATAGCAGCAGACTCTGGAATCCCAATTTTCCCAGCCTCATCTTTATTCTTTGCTCTTGCTGATTCTCTTAGTGTCATCAAAAATGACTCTAAAGAAATAAGATCTTCTTTTCCTGACATAAACTTATGTCCAAATTGTCCAGTTAAAGAAACACCAAGCAGACGTTCTTCTTCTGTATTGTCTTTCCAAATTTTACGAATATACTTAAAGTCTGTAAGTGTAGATTGCCATGTTCCCAGAATGGTTGCAAGCTCTACCTTGCGTTGAATATCTTTCTTTGTATCATTTTCACGTAGTACGACTTCTGAAAGGTTACAAAACTGATAAGGACGTAAAATAATCTCTGAGCACGGGTTAGTTCCATAGTGTATATCTGGATCTCTTCTTCCATACTTGGCTGCTTGGGCTTGAGCTGCGGCCACATTGTATATACCTCGTTCTCCTGACTTTGAATCATATAGAGATTTCCATTCTGCAATAAATTGCTCCATATCTGG